TAATGTCAGAAAAAGGATTAGCACTAGCTCCCTTTATGTTTACAATAGAGCCACTTGCAAAGATTGAATTTAATGCATCAAATATTTTATGTGTTACTAAAACTGAAAAGCAAATGGCAAGTCAATATATTGCAACCACAACAGGTTTAGCGATGCCCCCACAACCAAGTGTAACAACAAACTAAATTATTAGGAGGAACTATGAGTACACACGAAAATATTGTCCAAGCATTTAATAATTATCTTGCTGAGGCAACAACTTTTGAAGACAAAGGTGTAAAGGCTGCGGCCGCAAGAGCAAGAAAGGCTTTAGGCGATCTAGGTAAACTTACTAAAGAACGCAGAAAAGAAATCCAAGAAAAAAAGAACGCAATGTAAATGCAAGCGGCAGTAGTGGGTGCCGGCATCTCCGGTATAACAACTGCATATAATCTCGCTAAAGCAGGATACGATGTTACAATTTTTGATCAGCGTCGTTATCCTGCAATGGCAACCTCCTATGCCAACGGAGGGCAACTGAGTGCATCAAATGCTGAAGTTTGGAATAGTTGGCGAAGTCTCGTTAAAGCTATAAAGTGGTTAGCAAAGGCAGACGCTCCTCTTAAAATAAATCTTACTCCAGATATAGAAAAATATAGTTGGCTATACAAATTTATCAAAGCCATTCCTAATGGAAATGACTGTACTTATGATACTTGTGTCATGGCGCTGAAGGCACATAAGTTATACAAACAAATTGCCTTTGAAGAAGATATTAGATTTGACAAAGTAGAAAAAGGAATATTACACATCTATACCAATAAACAAGAATTTGATAATGCGAGACGTGTCAATGAAATATATGCTAGAGCTGGATTAAAAAGATGGGAAGTATCAGCAGAAGAATGCCTTAAGATTGAACCTGCACTTGTACCGCCACCAGAGCTACTAGGAGGCATGTTCAATAGCACAGATTACACAGGTGATATACATAAATTTTGTATTCAATTGACAAAAGTTTTACAGGAAAAATATAAGGTCAAATATGAACAAAGAAATATTAGACATATTAAACAAATAAATGATCTTAGAGGTCCTGTTGTTGTTTGTGCAGGTATTGGATCAAGAAAATTAGCAAAATCTGTAAATGATGTACTAGATATATATCCTGTCAAAGGTTATTCAATTACAATTAACAATCCTGAGATAGCACCATGGACTAGCATGTTAGACGACGAAGCAAAAATTGTTACTTCACGATTAGGTAAAGATAGATTAAGAGTAGCAGGCACAGCAGAGTTCAACGGCTATAACACTGATATAATACAAAATAGAATTAAGCCCTTAATTGACTGGAGCGAAAGAATATTTCCTGGTATAAATACTGAAAACATTACTCCTTGGGCAGGACTACGGCCTATGACTCCAAATATGATGCCAATTGTAAAACAAAGTAAAAATAACAAAAGAGTTTACTATAATACCGGACATGGACATTTAGGCTGGACTCTTAGTGCGTTTACGGCACAAAGTATAGTGCAAAAGATAGTAGAAACATAAGGATGGATAAGCCTACACTAAAAGAAGCATATAAAATGTTTTATAGTGTTAAAGGGCACATTAACACAAGTCCAGATACTGTTTATAGTTGTTATGATAATTACTTTAAACGTAGGTGGTATAACGAAGAATCTTATATACACGAAGAAGGCTTTGAAGAACTGTGGGCCAAGAGAAATATAAATACAGTATGAACCAAGATATCCGCAAGTATATTAATTTGTTTGAAGCAAAAGAAGAGAAACTTACCCTTTCTAAACTACCATACAACCTTGGGGATTTGTCACCAGTGCTTTCAAAGGATAATGTTGATTATCACTACAATGTATTATCTAAAGGTTATGTAGATAGATATAATAACAAAGAAGGAGATCCTAGTTTTAATTATGGCGGCGCAATGCTACATAATTTATGGTGGGCTCAACTACGTAAGCCAGGTGGTTCAAGCACCCCTGTTGGATCTATCAAAGAACTTATCGAAGATAAGTTTGGTGATTACAATACATTTAAAGAAGAAATGTTATCTTCAGCTATGAAACTTCAAGGTTCTGGTTGGGCATATCTTTCTAAAAACGGTGCTATCAAGACCACACCTAATCAAAGTTATAAAACAGATATTTTAATGCCTATTGATATGTGGGAACATTCTTTTATGGATTATGTACCAGCAAAAGATGCAAAAAAGAAATATATCACGGGCATATTAAAAATTATTAATTGGGAAACAATAAACCAAAGATTATCATAATATGGCATTTTTAGTACATCCATTACCTCCGGTATCAGTATATGTTAAAAAAGAATATCTATATGATTTAGAAAAAGGTCATGGAGAACTAACTCCAGGAATTTGGATTAGTGTTAAAAGCACAAAATACAAAGCACTATATTTTGAGACATTACTAACTGACTATGGAGCATTGTTTGACAAGTTGCCCATATCGGCATTTGTTTGGAAAGAAAATTACGATAAAAATAATCAATTAGCTCTTGATGTTTTACAACTATGGGATTGTTTTGATTATGATATCACAGTTCTTCAAAAGCCATTGTTAAGTAGATGTGAATTTTTTGGCAAAGATAAAAAAATGCATGCAGGTGAGTACGAGTTTACTATTGACAATGCACATAGAGATCATAGTTATATAGACACTAATTTTTCAGAACACGATCCTGAACATAAATCATTTAATGTAATTAGATTAGATAACGGACAATTTGCCGCACAGCCTAATAATAGAGTTATATGGCGTGATAGTAGTCTGACTCCAGAAAAATTACTACAGCCTGATTTTAAAGTTTGCACACAAAACTATTGCGTAGAAACAGAACCTAAATGGTCAGTAGGGCATACTGACGAATGGCAATATAAAACTAAAGACGAAGAATCAGAACCACGTAATAGACCAATGGGCATATAATTTAGGCGGCGTCTTTCATTAATACAGGGTTACTAGGATTTATATTTAAAAACTTACCCCACTCAGCATAGTAATGACGCATGCCGACTTCATCATGAATTGTGCTATTTTCATGTCTACCATGTAAAATTGTTCGTGTTTCGCTTCCAGGTGCCATTGATGTACCTTGTCCAGTTACACCTAGTAGGTCTTCATGCAAGTTGCGTCCAAAAGGTCCCCAAATGGTATTGTGATGTCTAATACGTTCTGCTCTTTCTTCTGGAGTATCTTTAAGCAACCCGTATCCTCTAAATTCTATAAGCACACTATTAGGCCCTAATGGTGTTACGCTATCTGATCTGTATGCACTACCACGCAAATTAAAATTAAAACCTGGAAATAAATCTACCATATACCATTGGTTAGGTGGTAAATTAGGAAAACTAAGTTCGCCTCTATCTCCTTCTTTATCATACTCTGTGTAGTTGACTGTAAAAGAACTTACATTAACATGTCCGTTATCGAAAGGCACATTCTTACGTGCAAAATACTCATCATTAAATCCAGTGACTCTGTTAAAGTAATGCATAAAGTCATGATAAAATTCACTGTTAGTGTCGTGCCATAGTTTGTAGTTTGTTGGAATCACAGCTTTGTGATAATGGAATATATCAAGTTCTTCTGTGTCGATTGCATCAGCAATACAATCAAATGCTCCACAGGTCCATTGCTCAACATCCATTGTAGGATTAGGATCTAGTGTTACCCAAACCATTCCTCCGTGTTTGACTTCGCAATGCAATGGTTTTTCTGTTGTTGCAAAGTCCCAAGTGTATGTGCCAGATGGCTTACGGATGTCTATATCATTTGTGTTATAATATGCTTGGACATTCTTTCCATCTATGTTAATCGCTATAACTCTTTTGTCTGCAATTTTAGTTGTTCGGAAATCACCTTTGTTTCGCATCTCACTTATGTGACACATTGGTATCCAAACTTTTGCAAAAATATTTTTTATTTCTTCTTCATAAATGTCATAGTCAGAATAAATTCTACTATCAACATATTCTACATTTTTTGGTTTCTTCAACCAGTTTTTATGATTTCTAGCCGGCATGTTGAATCTCCTTTGCCTGTATTTTATTTATATGGAAAAATGTAAAGAACAACTTTTCTGTTGCTAGGTAAGTTGCCAACCCCCACGTG